AAACATTCTATTTCAGTCACGACTACAATGCGAGGAATGACCCTAAGTTGCAAAAGGTTTTAATGAGGTTAGGCCATGTCGGTAAAAGTGTTTTTTGGGATTTAATTGAAATGTTATACGAGCAGGAAGGGTATTTAAAATTAGGTGAATGCGATAATTATGCGTTCGCATTACGAACGGATGCGACTTGCATAGCATCTTTAATAAACGACTTTGATTTATTCCAAAAAGATAGTGAAAAGTTTTGGTCTGATAGTGTTTTAAGAAGGCTTGAACAACGAAATATCAAATCTGAAAAAGCCCGTAATAGTGCTTTAAACCGATGGTCAAATGCGAACGCATTAAAAAAAGATGCGACCGCAGTAGTTAATGAGAGCGAAGGCAATGCTATAAAGGAAAGTAAAGTAAATGAAATATATAATAAATATAGTTTTTTTGATTCTGATTTTAAGGTTGTTTGGAAATCGTATTTAAAAATGAGGGTTGCTATCCGAAAAACAGCAACCGAAAATGCTGAAAAATTAGTTTTAAACAAACTACAAGACATGACTAAAGGAAATAAAGAATTAGCTATTAAAATTGTCGAACAGAGTATTGAAAATTCATGGCAGGGAGTATTTCCATTAAGAACGGACAACCACAACCCTAAAAAACAAAACCAAGTTATTGATTACGCTAATATCGGGAACTAATGGTAAAAACACTTTTAGATATCACAGAAAAATTAGACAAGTACCGTAACACGGGTATTGTTCGTGGTGAGGATACTGGATTTAAAGAATTGGATAAACTTTATTCAGTAAAGCAAGGTACTTATACTATCATACTTGCTGAACCAACACACGGTAAAACGGAATTTATCTTTGAAATCATAATGAACCAAACTAATTTTGGTAAAAGGTCGTTGATTTGTTCCCCCGAAACAGGTAGTGTTGAAGAAATAGTTGCTGAACTTGTACACAAGTACACAGGTAAAACAATTTTAAAATCAAGTCCATTTTCGTTGACGGACAAAGAATTTTATAATGCTATTGCGTGGCTTAATGAATATTTTATAGTTTTAGACACAGACGAAAGGGCATACAGTATCCCTGAATTGTTTGACCTTGCTAATGAATGGGACAAGGCACACCCTAATCAACGAATTGATATTATTGTTGGCGAGCCATATAACGAACTTAAACACGATATGGCAGAGTTTGGCGCAAGGCAAGATTTATACATCGAATTTATGATGGGAGAGGTTAGAAGGCGTTGTAAAAAAGAGAAAAGGCATTTCTTTTTGTCGATACACCCTGCAAATACTTTACCCGTTACAAACAAAGATGGGATAAGTTATTACCCAAAGCCCGGCCCCCGTCAGGCAGCAGGTGGTCAGGCGTTGTATAGGAAATCAATGACATGGATAACCCTATGGCGACCAACAAAGGGTCTTTTGGATACAAATGGTTGGGAGTATAAAGAAAATGAAGTACACGTGTATATCGATAAAGCTAAACCAAAGGGAGTAGCTGAAAAGGGTAAATGCGCACTTTACTTTGACTGGAAACGAAACAGGTATTTTGAAAGTGGAGATTTGTACGCTTTTGACCACAAGAAAACAGATGTAGATAAATTTATTATGCCACTATCATCACAATATGATAAAGAACCTTTTTGATTATGTTAAGTAAAAAAGAAATATCCGATATAGAAAAGTACTTTTTGTTAAGTGAACTTGAAAATGTGAATGAACCTTATAAACTTTTGGGTGAACAAAGTGGTTATTTACTTGAAATGTTACAGGAAGTTATGGATTATGGTAAGAAATACCCGTCTGAGCGCATTACAGCCTCTAAGAAGCGTTTATTTACTCTTTTGGATATCAATACACGCTTGGGAAAAATAGTTTATTATAACGCCACATTAAAGGCCACAAACAAACATCTGTATGGCGTTATGGTGACCTTGAGAAATCGGAACAAGGAATTAGAGGCTGAAATAGAAAAATTAGCGCAAGTTGATACACTTTAAGCACCCCAATAAATCAACAAGAAGCAGAACCCCCTTTTTAAAACACAAAAATTAAAAAAATGAAAACATTTATATCTTTTTCAGGTGGAGTAGAAAGTACCACAATGTGTTTACTTTACGGCAAAGGTGCAACAGCTATTGTTTGTGATACAGGGGATGAAGAACCGGAAATGTATCAACGGTGGGATTTTGTTGAGCAATCAATGAAAATTATACATGATAATGATTTTGAATTAATAAGAATTAAGCCAGAGGTTTTTGTAAAAGGGGAATTGGTTCACACACTCGAAGAATATGCTTTAATAAGCGGGTTCTTTTGTTCATCACAGGCTCGTTATTGTACAAGAATGTTTAAAATAGAACCAATAGATAACTTTTTAAAGTCACAGGGTGAATGTGAATTAATGATTGGATTAAATGTGGATGAAGAAGGCAATCGTGAAGGTAATTGGGAAGAAGTTAAAAGTGTTAATTATACCTACCCATTAGTTGAAGATGGTTTAACAAGGGATGATTGTATACAAAAACTAAAGGAATATGGACTTGAACCCAATTTCCCGCCATATATGCAAAGAGGTGGGTGTAGAAAGTGTTTTTTTAGAAGCAAAAAAGAAGCTAAAGCTAAATATTTTTTTAACAAAAAAGAATTTTTAAAAGATATGGCATTTGAAATAAAGTTAAATGAGGAAGGTACACGTAAACTTACAAAAGCTGGAAGGAAAAAATATTTTGGTATTAACCAAGCGTTCCCACAAGGATATCCGGCATTAATGGAAGAATGTGAGCAAGAGATAAAAATGTTTGGCATAGAACAAATAAAATCAATGTATAAAGATGTACAAATGCACAAGGCGTGTGGAGTATTTTGTCACAGATAAATTAAAAAACAATATGAAAAAAGTTTATTACGCAAGGCCAATAAGCCTTTACAATACCCTACAGGAAGTACGGGATATTGAATTATTAACCAATATGGGGTTTGATATAGTAAACCCTAATAAAGCAGAACTTGAAGCAAGGTATAAACAGGAAGGTATGTCTGTGTTTATTCAGGCGGCACAGGATTGTGACTTTATCGCTTTTAGGTCTTTTCAAGACGGAAAAATATCTGCGGGAGTTTACAAAGAGATTATCGAAAGTGGTAAACCATGTTTTGAATTACCAACAATCACTTCAAGCCGTGTTCTTTCTGTCGATGACACAAGGGAATATTTAAAATTACTTGGCGTGAGATAAAAATGCACCACCACATAAAGAAACTAATAAAACTACCCTACAACATTTGGTACACGGTAATAACCAAAGATGGTGATGATCTTACAGAAATAATAAAAGAACTCATTGACGGTGGTAGCCCCTTTGAGTTTTCAAACGATTACAAAAAGTTTAGGCATCTTGAAGATATTTTTTGGAAATAAAGAAAACATTATTACATTTGACTTATGGCTAAGATGAAACAAGATACCACAAAGAAAAAAGCTGTTAATATGCAGAACAGCAACGGTAAAAGTGTAACACGATTTGGTCCTGTTGCCAATAGTCGTATTGACAGCATGAAAAAAGCTGGAATGGGTAAGGCTATTGGTGATGGTTACAAAAATTCAGGTGGTGGAACATCTTACGGTTACGCAGCAAGTGACGCTATCAAAGCCGGACTAAAAAAATCAACAGACGCAGCAAAATCAAAAAAATCAAAATAAAATGGCACTTATTGTAAAAACCAACAAAGCTGAATTAGATACCCTAATAGCTAACCTTGAAACCGCTTTAGCAGCAGTAAATTCTTTTCAAATTGTTTCTACTATTGAAACAGAGCAAGCACCTGTAGCTGAACCAATTGTAGAAGCAGCACCAGAAGCCGACGCAACCCCAACAGAATAACAAATAAAAATCCCGCCTAACTAAAAATCAGGCGGGTCACTTATTTTCAATAAAAAACCAATTTTAGTTAGAGCCGCTAATCAACGTTGGCAATCCTTCAAGAATAAGGAAAACGTGGTTGTCGCCAGTGTTGTTATTCGGATAGTTAGCCAAAATTTGGGTATTAATCTGAGTTGACGCGGTAGGGTAAGATTGCTTTTGTGCTAATGTAGCAGGTCTTGCATACTTAATCCAGTCCTCATTAAATGCAGCAGGTACAGAAGGTGAGTACTGTGTACTATCCTCGGCCCAAAGTGAAACAGAAATTAACTTTCCCATTGTAAATTTATTTTAAATTATTGTTGCTAAAGTAAATCTTTATTCTGATATTTACAACAGCAGAACATTCTTACATGAAAAAATATTTAAAATTTCGGGTAGCCAATCATGTTTCAGATGAGTGTTCTGCGATACTTTCCGTTCGTGGGCTACCCGTTTATTTACAAAAGGCATGATAGTAGATATAAACGATAACATAATTGATACTGACTCAATAGAGAATATTAGTCATGTTTATGTAGAATATGATTCAGATGGTTCGAAGGCTTGTTTTACTGTTTATATGAAAACAAATTACGTAAAAATAAAAGGTGAGGTAGCTGAGTGGGGTACGGATGTAGATACAAAAGTAATAACAGAAAAGCGTAAACAGCTTTATGATATTTGGTCACAAGGTAAAAATATAACAAAGATTTAATGGCTTTAAAACTAAATAAACAAGAAGTATTTACCGTTGCTGACCTCGCCCGTTTGGTAGACGCAAGGGTATATAACAAAAAAGTTGTTGACGATAAATTTACTATGGAACATCTAAATGTTTTAAAGAAAATCATTATGAAAGTGGAAAGGGGCGAAGAAAATTAATGGCTCTTTTAATTATGTGCTGTTACGACACAGAAGAAAACGGACGTTCTGAATATACAAAAGAAACATTATTGTGTCTTAGGGATACAGTTGATTGGAAGAAACACCGCATGGTAATTTCCGACAACGGTAGCTGTGAAGAAACCCAAAAGATACTGACTAAATACGGTACATTAATTGGCGCACACGTAATACACAACGGTGAAAACTTAGGAACAGCTAAGGGGGTTAACAAGGGTTTGGCGTCAAGAAAGCCACAAGAATACTGCATTAAACTTGATAATGACATCAAAATACATTCAAGTGGTTGGGTTGATGAAATGGAAGAAGCGATTGAACGTGACACAAATATCGGTGTGTTGGGGTTGAAAAGGAAGGATTTGATACAAACAACATGGCACGATGACCCTACTTTTAAAACGGAGTTGATTATGTTACCACACGAACCCGGACAACGTTGGATTAATGTAGAGGCTTCTGTTGATGTGATGGGGACTTGCACAATGTATAATTGGCGGTTAATTGACACAATAGGGGGTTTAAAACAACCGGGGCTATATGGACTGGATGATACGCTTTATAATTTACGTTCACGCCTTGCGGGGTTTTATAATGCGTTTTTACCCCACATTGAAATAGACCATATTGACAGAGGCGATAATGGTTATGTTAAGCAGAAACATCAATTAGCGGGGCAAGCATGGCCTGAATACCATGTTTGGCATCAACAATACATAGATGGAGTTAGACCTTTATACGAAACAATATGAGCATTCTTGGAGATAGTGGAGAATACGAATTTTTAACAGAGGCGGTACAATTATCAGCCCACATAGACGCACCAACGGTAGAAATTGGTGTCAGGGCTGGATTGGGTAGCGCAACAATCATGGACGCAATAGTAGAATATTGCCCCGGCAAAACCCACATAGGGATAGACCCCTACGGAAGTATCCTTTATGCGATGAAAGAAACGGTAGAGCCATGCAGACTTGATTACACCAACGATATGTACAAGCAATGTATGATTGA